AATCCTGTTTCGGGATCCGTTGTGAAATCAAAGATTTCGTCAAGGCCGTTTGCACCGTTCACATCGATATAGTACATAACAAGGTTCTGCATTGCGGTTGCATAGAATGTACCCTTTGTTACGGCGGATGTGATGATAACAGTTCCGAGGCCGAGGAAATCCTCCACGTACTTGAAACCAAATGCGGTTTGTGTGGAAATTGCGGCCGTCTTGAGATAATCCGCGATGTCGAGGGGATTAACGAAATAAACGGTTGCGACATCATCTTCCTCGAACGCAACTTGAAGTGCGCCCCATGCATCTGCAAGTGCGGCCTGTATGCCCACGCCGCTTGCGGTTCCTGCGCCTGTGCTGAGTGCGGTTACAAGGTCACCACGGATACCCTTTTGGATGTCCTTAACCATCTTGGCATCGGTATCGTTTACGGCTTGGTCATACCCGCCCTTGATGATTGCCTCGGCCGTTGTTGCCTTTCTCCACTTGTCAAGTGTTGCCTCACCAATGGGGGTCCATGTGGTTGCATACTGTGAAAGCGGGATAATTTCGCCCTCGGGAACGGCACCATTGTGCAATGTGCCTGTTACTTTCTTAACCTTAAGCACGGTTCCTGCGGTTACGGGAATCTTTCTCGTAACACCGAGCATCTTAATGAGGGATGCGATGGATTCGCCGAAAAGTGCGGCATAATCCATTTCACGAACCTTTGCGATGTTCTGCTTCTTGATTACATTGGTTTCTGCATCTGTGATTACATTTGCCATCTTGAATTCCTCCTTGGATTAATCGTTTTCGGGTAATCCAAACAATGTGGGATTCTCCATCATCGCCTTTTGGCGTGCAATAGGATCCGCAATTGCTCGGATTTCCTCCTTTGTCTTTGTTGCCTTTCCATTGTTCGCAGGGGGATTTGCCATGTCTGCGCCCTTGGTGGACTTAACCGGGATGAAATCGGACCATTCCTCCTTAACGGAATTAACCAATTCGTCCTTGTTGGATATGTTACCCTCATCGTCAAATACGATGGAATCAATATCAGACACCTTAACGATTGCATCAATCCTCTTGTCGGGGATTCCGCATTCTTTAAGGATGGAACGGAATGCCGCATCTTTCTGCGCCTTTGTTTTTTCCGTTTCAACGCCTGCCTTGAACGCCTCGTATTCCTCCTTGATGGCCTCATACTTTACCTTGTATGAATCCTCCTTGGATCCCGAATTCGCCGCCTTTAGGTTGTCAATTTCCGTCTGCATCCCGGGTACTTTGTCGGCATCTGCCTTGTATGCATCCCGTTCCGCCTTAAGGGCATCTACAACCTCCACATGGGCCGTGATGATTTCGTCCACCTTGTCGGCCTCAATTCCTAACGCCTGCAAAAACTTTCGAGAAAAAGCCATGTCGAATCTCCTTTACTTCGGTATATTTTCTTTTATATTCGATTCTACTTTCATATATACCACAAATGAAAATCACATGCAATTAAATGATTGCATGTGAAAATCATTCGCCTTTCAAGTATTGGCGCAATATATCGCCGTATTCTGCGGCGTGCGCCGTTGCCCCGAACCGCAGGAAATGTTTACCCTTGATTTTGGATGTTCCCAATTCTTGATACACGGCATAATTAAGGTTTGTCCCAATATATGCCTCTTGTTTGGATGTATCAACCGCAGGACCGATGGAATTACGCAATGCGCCTGTTTTGTATGGTGCCTTGCTTGCGGCCGTGGATGCCGCATCCTGCGCAATCGCCGCCAACCAATTGTTTATCTTTTCCTTTGATTCGTATGTGAATTCATCGATGTGGGATTCGATCCGAACGCCTTTAACCTGTGGCATGGTTATTCCTCCTTGTAAAATTCATCATAACTTGCCTTTACATCCGGGATGGATGCGCCCAATTCCGTTAATTTATAGCACCATTCTGCCTCATCGAAATAATACCAATCTTCATTTTCCATAAAATATGGTCTAATCTGCATCATAATTTATAACCCTGCCTTTCCAAAAATATTCTTGTTGCCTGCCCCATAATGTTGGGATCCCCACACATCGCATTGGCAAAACATTCCGCAAAAAATTCATCATCGTTTTTCTTTCCGTAATCGGAAATACCATAAAAAATATCAATTTCATATGCGTTTAGTTCGTTTCTTGCAATATCTTCAATATCTGTGCGCATTTTTTCCGCCAATTTTTTATATGTTCCACTTGCCTGCCAATCTCCAAATTGCACGAAAACAGTTTTTTTGTATTCTTCGGATCCTATTATATATCTACTTGCAAATATATGGCCATATTCATGCGTTACGCCATATGTTTGGTAATAATCCTCCGATATTGGCATGGACCATTTAGATGCCATTGTACTCATTGTTTCACTTATTATTTTTTCCTTGTTTTTAGTGTAATACTGTTTTGAAAATGTTAGTTTTTCGGGACCACGCAACAAATGTTGTTGCACCTCGGCCACAAATGTGGCAGGCCTATATTCCAAATCCATCCCATCCGTTAATTTTCCAAATATATTGTTTAATTCTGATAACCTATTAACATTATTACACAATAATTCCTCATCAAGATTGTTTATAAAATCATCGGATACGGATTTAAAACCCAAATCGTTTTTGAGAATATCCACCGCATCTTGCCTGTTTTGGGCAACCCTCCATTTTGGTGGTTCGGATTGTTGTGTGTTTCCCGGTTGTTTGTTGTTAATCGGTTGTGATGTAATTTCAGATATTGGCAACGGTTCGGGAATAGTGGCCGTTGTGTTGTTTTTTGCCTCCTGCGCTTTTCGGTATGCCTCCGCCTCGCGTGATTCAATTTCCCCGGAATCAAGTTTCTTTTTGCGCTCCAATGCGCGGCGTTGCTCATCCACTTTGTATTCCATAACACCTGTGGCATCCTTATCGCCAACCCAATCATTATAGAATTCTTCACGCATCATTTTTTCGTATAATTCATCATCCCGGGAATGGTCAATCCCGGGTAAAAACGAATTAACACGGCACCTGCAATTATATATTTGCTCGGGATCCCCTTTTGGATCCGCAGGAAATCGCAGTAAATTGCCTGTTGGGATGATGCCCTCCCCATATAATCCCTTTTCGTTGGGTAATGTACCATGTAACATTAAATGGGTATCACGGGTGTTATCCGCCATTAACGCCATCCATGGTTCCTGCATGGGGATGCCTGCATCTTGGATTTTCTTTGTGGCATCACGCCGCCCCTCATTTTGTACGGCCGTGTATGCCGTGCGTGCGGTTCGTGTTGCGGCGTTTTTATCCATGTTTACAATCGGTAATAGTCTTTTGGATATATTGGGGATGGAATCGCCTTGTAATATACCCTGTGCAATGGCGTTTTGGATGTGTTTTCGGTTCCACGCCTTATCCGCCGGGATATTAACCTCGGGTGGTTGCCATGGTATTAAATCGGGATCCTCGGTCAATATTATGCGCATGGCCTCGGTATTGTAGATGGAAAACGATGCATAATTATATCCTGCGGCCTGTGCCATCAATTCGCCTTTGAATCCTGCGAAATTATATCCATTACAGTAAACACCGGGTAAATCATTATTAATCATGGCAATGGCCAATTTATCGGTGTTTACCATATCATTGGTCAATTTTTCCACCTGCGCACTCATTTGTTGCGTGCGCATAATCTTATTAAATCGCCATTTGGTGTATTCATCCTCCGAAATCAGATTGTTTTCTAATTTCTCACGCATTTTGGCATCGGCAATTGCATATTGCTCCATGTAGGAAAATAGATTTTCGCTCAATTCTTCCGCCGCATCCCGATATACCCGGTTTATGCGCTTTTCCAATTCCTGCAAGGCATCATCTGCCATTTGCATGCCATAATCCATTTCGCTATTAAACCGTTTAAGTGTTGCCATCCTCCGAACCGCCTGCCATTAATCTGTTAACCGCATCGCCTGCCATCTGTGCCATGATGTTATTCAATTCGTCCTTGTCACCATTCATCGTAACAATCTTCTTGGTGATGTATTCCTCGGGCAAATACAATGCGCCCGTTACAAGGGATTGTATTTCCTCCGCCTTGTTAACGATAATTGAACGTGTGTATGTCGGTTCATCCTCCACGCCCGCAATCGCCAACAACGCCTTGATGAACCCGGTTATATATGGTTCGTGGTCATCCAACTTTTCATTTAATGGCTCGTATGCGGCAATAATCTCGGTTGCCGTGGCGTTCCTCGAAGATAAATCCTTTGTGTCAACGGCCATTGCATCGGAATATAAATCCGCATCCAATCTCGTTAATATCGCCTCGCGGCCTTGATACGATGGTTCAACCGTATGCGATTGTAAATCCGCATCGCCATCCACTTGCGTGGCGTGGATCCTGCGCAACTTGTTTATCATTTGCACCAAATCGGCATCATCCATTCCGCCCGAATTGGTGATTGTCCAATAGATTATGTTCGCATCATCAATGTCGTTGGCGTATCCGCTTGCGATTAAATCCCTTGCATCGATACCCGCACGCAGGGCATTCAATTCGGGTTCGCAATCCTCGTTGATATATAAGGGAACAACCGGGAATGTCGGATAATTGGCATACTCGTATTCAACATCACCATCCGCCACGGATGATGCAACCTTTACGATGTATGCCCTCTTTTCGTGCAACACGATGTTATTGCCGTCCTTATCCCTCATGTATTCGGTGTATCCGTCCATTTCGAACATGGTTGCCCTCAATGGCTTGTTGTCGGCAATTTGCCAAAAACGGATCCCTGCCATTAATGTGCCGTTTTCCTCATCCTTTAACGGCACAAACTCGGTGAATTTGTAAATCTCCACATGTCCGTTGTTGAAGAATCCGAATGCCTGCCCCTGCCTTTGGGCGTATCGATATGCCCTCATAATCTTGGTGTCGAAATCGGATCCCAACGCCTCGCCGCCAACGCCATTGACCCACGAAACGCCATTGCCTAACAGGACGGAAACGGCTTGGACAACATCGCGCTTGAAAAATCCCGTTGCCAACTTGTGATTAGCGGATACATAATCGGGGACGGCCTGCCCCATCGCATTAAATAGTATTTTCTCGTATCGCTTAATTGTGGTGTTCTTGCCCTTGTAATAATTATCGCCATCCCTTGCCTCGCGATATGCCCGGGATGATTTATGGTCAACGATGGCGGAAAATATCCAATTCATCCGTGTGGTTTCGTCTTTATCTGCAACCTCTAACCAATCTTGATATGTTCGCATGGATCCAACCTCCTTGTGGTTATAAGCACATTATAACATGAAATGCAATAGTCAAAAGGATTTATGCGAAATGCCCGGTGATGCGCTTTTCCTCATCCTTGGCCGCCCACAATACACGGATTAAGGATGCCAACGAATCCGGGGCATCGTCATGCTCGGCATATTCGTTGTAATCCAATATCATATCCAAATAATCATCATCCGTCCCATCCACGAACACGACATTGCGCCATTCAAATTTCAGATACGAAACAATTTTATAGTATTTATTCGTATCTTCCCAATATGTAACAACCTTTTCGCCTCGTTTCCTCAACTCCTTGGCCATGTATCCCTTATCGCCGTTGGTTTCGCACCAAATCTTCCCAATTAGGAATTGTTTACGCAGGGCGATGATTTCGTCCATGCATTCATCAATATGTTTGTGCCATGCCTTGCCCAATACATAATACTTGCCTTGGGTTTTCTTCACGATGGTGTAAACGGTCCAATCCTCGCCGCCGTATGCCGCATCAATATGGGAATACGTGGAACCCATAACCAACGCAGGATCCGCACCGATGGACGGCGAATCGAATATAACATCCTCGGAGGCAATGTGGCGTAATTCGTAATTGGCCGCGAAAAGGGACGGCGGCAATTCCTCTTTTTTCTGCGCAATTTCGGCATCCGACATCAACCCGGTGGAATAACAATCGTACTTTTTCGGCTCGGGCATGATGGTAAATGCATCGTCTTTCTGCCACGGCGTGCCTGTGTTGTATATGCGGCCGCCACGATTAAGGATGTTATGCAATTCCAAATATTGCATCTTTGTGAATTCACGTTCCGCCCGGGATGTCCTATCATCCACGGTTACAATATCATCCGTGAATATCCTGTCGAAGTGTTGGCCCGTCATGGATGCTTTTATGCCGCTTGCACACAATTGGGATGTTCCCCTTGGGTCCGATGTCAAATTGGTATGGATTTCGAATGCCGAATCCGTGATGAATTTCAAATCCACGCCCCAAATGATGCGGATAATCTGCCGCGAAATGGAATGTTTGAGCATCAATGTAACTTGGCGGACAATTTCCTTTGCGTTGTTGTCCGTCTTTCTAAAAAACTTGGTCCTATCATTAGGATATAATATTATAATTAAGAATAAAGCCAACGCCACACATGTTGTTTTATATGAACCACGGTGTGCCTGCAAGGTCGTGTCACCCTTGCCGAATACCATGTCTTTGGTCCATTCATTATTCAATGGCGTTAATTTGGTGAATCCCAAATGATGTCCCAAAATGTACGGTTGTTCCTTAAGTTTCCGCAGGATCCGTGTTTGTTCCGGGGTCATTTAAAAAATCCTCAATCTCGGTCCTGTGGGATTCGTCAATCTCGGCAACGGTCACATCCTGTTTGTCCGTCTGCCCCAACCATTGTTTGCCCAACCATATGGCCATGCGTTCGGAACCTGCCTCCGCCATAT